CCTACCGCATCGCTCTAGACCCTAACGTTCGAATCATCGTTGTTTCGAAGACCTTAGTCAAAGCACGTGAATTCGTGTACGCAATCAAGCAGCGCCTGTCGCACCCTAGATGGCTCAAGCTCCAAAATGCTTACGGACCTGAGGGTGGCTGGAAACAGGATGCAGACACTTGGCGAACTGACACGGTATACCTTGGGGGCGATGCGCGTAACTCAAGTGAGAAAGACCCTACGATTCAAGCACTCGGCATGGGTGGACAGATTTACGGCGCACGTGCTGACCTAATTATCCTAGACGACTGTATAACCACAGCCAATGCCCATGAGTGGGAAAAACAAATCAACTGGCTACAAAAAGAAGTTATCACTCGTCTAGGTAAGAACGGTAAGCTGCTAGTAGTTGGGACGCGGATTGCAGCCAATGACTTGTATAAAGAACTCAGAAATCCTAAACATTGGTCAGGCGGTCGTAGCCCTTTTACTTACATGGGTATGCCTGCGGTTTTGCAATATGCAGAGAAACCGGAAGATTGGGTTACTCTTTGGAAAGAGTCGGATGTCCCGTGGGACGGCGACGAAGACATCCCAGCCAACGAAAACGGATACTACCCAAAGTGGGACGGTTCAGCCTTATTTAAGCGTCGTGGAGAAGTTACTCCTTCAACGTGGGCACTTGTCTACCAACAAGAAGACATCCAAGAAGATTCAGTATTCCCACCAGCGTTGGTACAGGGAAGCAGTAACGGGGCACGAAGAGTCGGACCTTTAAGACCCGGGGCTATGGGACACCCTAAGGGTGTTGAGGGTTACACCATTGTTGGTTTAGACCCAGCCATTGCTGGTAAGACCGCCCTTGTTGCTTTAACATACAACAAAGTGGACGGGAAGATTTATGTTCTTGATTGCCTCAATATGTCAGAAGGTAACTACCAAAAAATACGCGCTGCTATTGAAGCTTACGTTGAACGTTACAAGCCTCAAGAGATTCGTATTGAAATCAACGCTTTCCAAAAAGCCTTTGAGCTTGACGAAGATTTACGGAACTGGCTCGCAGGGCGAGGAGTTAGACTTAACTCGCATTTCACTGGTAAAAATAAATGGGACACTTCATTCGGCGTGGCATCTATGTCCGCCCTTTTCGGCTCACTGCGAGACGGAGTTCACCAGAAGAATAACCTTATCGAACTACCTTCCTCGGATGGTAGCGAAGGTATTAAAGCATTAGTTCAACAACTAATTACATGGAAGCCTGAGACCAAAGGTCCTACCGACTGCGTCATGGCTATGTGGTTTGCGGTCATTCGTGCCCGTGAAATGATTCAAAAGAATACCAATGTAACTCCATACCTCAACAACCGTTGGGCTACTAGGTCACAGATGGAATCAAGATACTCAATCAATCTAGACGACGCTTTTGCAGAGCAGTGGTCTGATACTTTCGGATAGGACTTAATATGGCAGATTCAAACGCAGCTCGTCGCAAAGCCAATACTACGGCAGTAGCAAAAATTGTAGGACCTAAAGCTAATGCAGCAAAAGATAAAGAAACATTATCAAAAATGGTAACCGGAAAAATTAGTCAAAAACAAGGCGAAGCAATTCGTGGTTCATTAGGAACTATTGCTTTTCCAAAAGGTTCTGTACAAGTTCAACGTCTTAATCCTTCTGGTAAAACTATGGGGCAAATTGCTGGCGAAGTTGCAAACAATATTAAAACTCAATCTACTGATGGCGGAGTTTTAGGTCAAGCACATATGGGTGGACACTCAGATGTTGGTAACTCATCAATATTAAAGACTCCAGTAAAGCCAAACATTTCTTTAAAGAACAAATAAGGATTACTAAGTGCTAACTATTCAACAAGTAGTATCACGTGTACAGGCGTTGCGTTATCGCAACACTAGCCGTGATATGCGTAATGGTGACGTCCAGATGGTACGTCAGGGAAAGATTTCACAAGTCTACCCTAACTTCTTTCCAGACGGCATTGACCAGAACGTAGTCGCCAACTTCATTGACGTTGTCGCCCGTGACCTTGCTGAAATGATTGCACCTTTGCCAGCGATTAACTGCTCGGCAGTAAACCAAACCTCAGACCGCGCCCGTACTTTCGCTGACAAGCGAACACGTATTGCGTCTAACTACTTCCGTCATTCGGAACTAGAAGTAAACATGTACAACGGTGCCGACATGTTTATCACCTACGGTTTCCTTCCATTCATTGTTGAATTGGACGAGGAAGCAAAGCTGCCACGCATCAGACTAGAAAATCCTGTCGGAGCTTATCCGGAGTTTGACCGCTATGGACGATGCATCTGCTTTGTCAAGCGTTACTCAATGACGCTAGGAGAACTGGTTGCCCAGTTCCCTGATTTTGAACGCCAAATCCTTGGACCTGATGGATACAAGCAGGACATGAATGGCATGATAGAGATGATTCGCTATTATGACAAGGACCAAAGCGTTCTGTATTTACCATCTCGCTCTAACTTTGTATTGAGCCAAGCACCTAACCCAATGGGTAAGATGATGGTTATCATTGCAAAGCGTCCAAGCCCAGATAGTGAATTGCGTGGACAATTTGACGACGTGCTAGGTATTCAATTACTGCGCAACCGATTTGCTCTTATGGCTATGGAAGCCGCAGAGAAGTCCGTTCAAGCACCAATCGTTTTGCCTAACGATGTACAAGAACTACAACTTGGTGGAGACGCTGTTATTCGTACAGCCAACCCACAGGGTGTACGCCGTGTTGCACTAGAGATTCCTAATGGTGCATTCAACGAGCAAGGATTACTCAACGAAGAACTCCGCGTTGGCGCTCGCTATCCTGAGTCCCGTACCGGCAATGTCAAAGCATCTATTGTTACAGGTGCTGGCGTTGAAGCACTACAAGGTGCCTTTGATACTCAAATTAAATCAACCCAAGCAATCTTTACTACCGCTCTACGGGATGTAATTTCACTTTGCTTTGAAGTAGATGAGAAGTTATTTAATGTCGAAAAAACTATTCGTGGTACAGATGCGGGTTCTCCATATGCCATCACCTATCTCCCATCGAAAGATATTAAAGGCGATTACTCGGCAGACGTACGATATGGAATGTTGGCTGGTCTCAACCCAGCTCAAGGATTAATATTTATGCTACAAGCCCTTGGTGGAAAGTTAATCTCCAAGGACATGGCAATGAGAGAATTACCATTTAACGTTAACGTTACATTGGAACAAGAGAAGATTGAAACTGAAGACCTTCGCACATCATTGATGGGTGCGCTTCAGGCTTATACCCAAGCAATCCCACAGATGGCTATGCAAGGACAAGACCCTACGCAAATCATTACAAAGGTTGCACAGGTTATTAAAGAACGCCAGCGTGGAAAAGTACTTGAAGACATTATCGAAGAAGTCTTCACACCAAAGAATCCTCCTGCTGGTGCTCAACAATCGGTTGAGCAGCCGTCCGTCCCTTCTGCTCCCGGAGCTCCAGTAGGAGGCTCTCCTGAGGGTGCAGCACCAAGTCCAATTGGTGAGGGTGCACCAGAAGGTCCACCATTTAGAGGGCCAGGTTTGGAAACACCAAGACCAGAACTGCAAAGCATTCTGGCAAGTCTCAATGCGCAAGGAAAAGCAAGCGGTAGCGTAAGAACTATCACACGTCGAACAGTCGGATAAGGAGTAGGTTATGGCAACTTCAAGAAAGAAAAAAGCAGAAACAGTTGCCGACGAAACCTACGGTCCACTAGAAGCGTATTGCATTTGGCTTAATGAATTTTATAAAGGACTACGTAAAGCTGGCTTCAATAACGATAATGCTCTTTGGTTAATAACTTCCAAAGAAGCTTATCCTGATTGGATTTCCTATGGAAAGCCTACAGAAGCAGATATCCAAAGATATTTAGATGAGGATGAGGACTAATGGCAAACGGACAAGGCGGATACCGTCAACCAACTAATCCTGCTCCAGTATCAGGTCCAGGTGCATTATCACAACGCACCGACGGTGGAGCTATTGATGGAATGCAGAAGCCTGCAACTCAAGCACCTATGTACATGCCTGGATTAGGTTACGGCAAAGGTGGAGAAAATATGGCTAATCAACAAGCCGCTCCATTAGCTGGTACACCTACCCAACCACCTGCTCCTGCAATACCCCTCAGTGCGCCTACAATGCGCCCTAACGAGCCTATTACTGCTGGCGTAGACTTTGGTCCAGGACCAGGTTCAGAAGCTCTTCAAGTACCTAACATGGCTGTTTCGCCATCTCATACTATTCGTACTATTGCGCAGAACGACCCAACGGGTGACGCGGAGTTGTTGTACAGGGCTTTGCTTAGTCGAGGTTTGTAGTGCCAGACATCACACCTGCGGTTATTTCACCTCAAACATTTGTGCCTACAACGCCTAATGCTTCTGGCGCTGTCAAGCTTGACCCTAGTATGGCAAGCAACTTGCCTTCAATTTTTGCTGCCGTTGCCGCATCTAATCCTAATGATGCACAAATTAACATGGCTAATCAACTTGCCGGAACAGTACAGACTTATAAAAAACTAAGCACTATGCCTTTACAGCAAGCAAAAGAAAGCTACAAAGGTCTTTCTTCTGAAGCTCAGGCAATGGTCAAGTCTATGTATGGAGATGCTCCATTTACCAATATGGATAATCTTGCTATGCAGATTATCAAGAAACCAATTAATGTAGTTAAAGGTCTTTTTACTTCTGCAGCAAATCCTATTATTGCTCTTTATAAAACTGCTGGCATTGAAGGCAAAATTATCAATGCTCCGTATTTGTTTTCCCGTGAACTTACTCAAGGCGAAAGCGTATTTCACACAAGCACTTATTCAAAAGCTTGGGATGGCAAAGCTGTCTTTGACCAAGGTTCGTTAAACTCTCTTCAAAAAAAATATGGTACTGCTGCTTCATTTGTAGCCGAAGGGCTATTAAAGGGTATGAAGCCTGGCGCTATTGTTGATGCCTACGGCAAAGTTGATGGAGATTTATATAAAGCATTAGCTGATATGTATAGCAA